GGCTGCCACGTTGCGGCCGTCCGCGCCGTCCTCGCCATCGAGGCGGCCGGCAACGGCTTCGGCCCCGACAAGCGGCCCATCATCCTCAACGAGCCGCACCACTTCTACCGCCAGCTTGGCCCCGGCCCGAAACGCAACGAGGCCGTCAGGCGCGGGCTGGCCTACCAGGCATGGGGCGCGAAGCCCTATCCCCGGACACAGGCCGCTCGGTACGCATGGCTCGCGGATGCCATGGGCATCGACGAAGCGGCAGCGCTCAAGTCGTGCTCGTGGGGTCTCGGCCAGGTCATGGGCTTCAACCATCAGGCGGCCGGCTTCAACACCGTCCAGGACTTCGTTCGGGCGATGACGATTTCCGAGGGCGCGCAGCTTTACGCGATGGCCCGGTTCATCGTGACGAACGACCTGCAACTCGCCCTCCGCCGCCTCGACTGGCGGGCCTTCGCGCGGGGCTACAACGGCAGCGGCTACGAGAAGAACGCCTACCACACGAAGCTGGCAGCGGCCTACGCGCGCCGGCCGGCGGCAGAGCGGGTGACGCCGCCCCCGGCGAGCGCTGCCGACCTGAATGCGATGGTCGCAATGCTGGCGCCGCCCCTTCCCGCCCCGAAGCCTGTCCCGGCCCCCGCGCCCGTCCCGCCCCAGCCCGACGACCCCGGTCCAACTGTTGCAGAAAATGCACAGGTTGCCGCCCCCGGCTGGCTCGCCCGGTTCTTCCTCTGGCTCTCGGGCCGCTCCGCCTGAGTTCTTTGCAAAAAACGCAAAGAACCCCCTCACCGAAAGGACACCGCCATGCTCCAGACATTCTGGGAACTGAACCGCCAGAACATCCGCAAGCTCACCGATACCGCCATGGGCATCGTCGTCGGCTACGGCGCCTTCGCCGGCGAGTGGACGCCGGTTTATCTCGGCATCGTCGGCCTGCTCCTCAACTACCTGTGGTTCTGGCTCGACAACCGGGCGAAGGTCACGGTGAAGGGCCTTGAGGCCGCGTCGAAGATGGGCGCCGCCGTCGCGGTTGAGAAGGCGATCGACGCCGTGAAGGCGAAGAAGGCCTGAGACGATGTCTGAGCCGACCCTCAACGATGTCTACCTCCAGCTCGGTCGGCTCACCGAAGGCATCGAAGGCCTGAGCGACAAGATATCCGAGGCCAAGTCCGACCGGGAAAAGCTGGCCGAGAAGGTCGACGGCATCGCTGACCGGACGGCCCGCCTTGAACAGATCGTCGAGGAGATCGAGCCGACGGTGGACGGGCTTGCCAACATCCGGGCGAAGGCGATCGGCGGGCTCGCCGTCATCGTGTTCGTGGGCGGCGTTGTCGGATGGCTCGCCGGCCTCTGGATCACGGAACTGAAACTGTGGCTGGTCAAGGTCATCGCCGGTCATTGAGTGCTGGCGAGGCGAAAGCATTGTGGGGCAGGAACCGGGTTCGCTACCGGGGTCTAGACCTTCCCGCCTTGCCGCCACCCGGACACTGTTCGCCGGATGACGCTCGCCAGTCTCAAAGCCCGATGCCGAAGCAGAGCGGGAACCTGTTGCGCGCCTAGTCCGCTCGCTTCCCACCCCGGCTTGGCGTCGGCTTCGGTGGTGTCTGGACCGGCGCTGCCTACCTCGCCCGCTAAGCCCTCCCACTCCCTGCCGGCCGCCTCACGGGCCTAAGCCTCGTCCGACCGGCGCGCTCCTTTCCTCCTACCACCAACCCAACCGAAAGGGAATCCATGCTCCGCATCATTCTTGCGGCCGTGACAGTGGAGAGAGCGGCGAGTTCGTCCAGCAGGCCGTAAATGATGTGCCCCACGTCCTGATCGGAGTCGCCATCCACGACCGCTTTGATTTCTGCCAAAGCCTCAGCGTTGAGGTTGACGATGCGCTCGTCGGTTCTACGCCCCAGCGCCGCCTTGAGGGCGTCCCGCTCGGCCTTCGTTTCCTCGTGGGCCTTCCTCTCGGCCACATACTGCTCGGCCTTCATGGCTCCAATTTCGTCCGACTTGCGGCGTACCGCCTCCTTGGCAGCGAGGGCGGCGGTGGCGTCGTCGACCTTGACCCAGTCGCCGCCGGCGACCTCCTCCCACAATATGTTCCCCTGGGGTGTCACATCAGGATCGTACCGCGTCAGCCCCACCCCCTCGACAGGGGCGGAGAGGCGGTCGAGGAAGTCGGCGGCTTTGGTGGCCTTGCCTGCGATGTCGTCGGCAACCGTCTTTTCGACCGCGATGTAGATGCACCGCGCGATCGTGCGCAGTTCGTCCGCCAGTGTCTTTGCCTCAGCGTTCATGGGTGGGCTCCGGGGTGAGGGGGAGGGCGGGCAGCGGCATGAAATAGTCGGGGATGCCGCGGAAGCTTTTGCCGTAGGTGTTGCACCACCCATCGCGCTGCTTCCACTTCCCTAGTTCGACGTGGTCGGAAATTCCGGCGAAGGCTTTCCACGCCACTAACACCCGCGTCCCGTCCTTCGGCGCGCTGTCCATCGGCAGCCACTTCGCCTCCTCTGCCCGGTGGCGTTCCGAGAGGAGACGGTCGATGTCGCGGAGGAGGCGATGCACGAACTCGCCGTCGATTGTGAAGGCGGTACGATTCAGCCGCTCACATATGCCGAGGTCTTTGTCGGACCACGCCTCGGCCGCACGAGCAGCCCTAACAGCGATGGCCGCTCGCTCCTCCTCCGTCGTCTCCAGCCCATCCGCCACGGCCATCAGCACCGGGTCACGGTCTGCGGGGTTAGCGGTCATGGGAAGGGGCCTCCCCGTGCATGCCCTCCAGAAATGCGACCGCCTTGGCCTCAGTATCCATGACCTCGAACTCGTGGCCTTCGACGTTTCCTTCGTCATCGCCGATGGCGTAGGACACGGCATATTTTGTCGGCCCGCGGTAAACCGGGATGACGGCGGTCACGTCGTCGTCAATCACCTCGTTGAGGTCTTCTGTGGCGATGTTCTTGATCTCAGCTTCTGACACGTAGCCAATGGGCTGGAGCACGCCGCCCGCGGGCTCGTGATGCTCGGACACGGCAAGCTGCAACCCGTGTCTGGAGAGGGCCGCTGCGGCGGCAAGGTCGCCGGTCCTCGCGAAACGGTCGAACGCTGTCCAGACGCTCAGGCCCCACTCCGCCGGTTTGCACCTGTCGTGGTGCATCACGAAGGTCGAAGTCTTGCGCTCACTCATCGCTCTTGTCCTTCTGATTGAGGGCCTGACGGCCGGCATCGGTGATCACGTAGATCGTCGACCCATAAGGGCCGCTCCCCCTTGTCTTCGCGTAGCCGGCGTAGGACACGAGCGCTGACAAGCCATCGCGAGCCCAACGGTGGTCCTGCAAGCAATCCGCGCCTATGTCCGCGGCTGTCGCACCGTGCATGCCGTAGGTGCCCAGAGCGCACAGGATGTCCAGCCTCTTCGCGGTCAGCTTCATCACGTCTCTCCCCATGCGAGGGGGTATGCGGTAGGGGTCATGCGGCCCTCGCTTCCTTCGGTTTCGGTTCGGTGAGCGCGATGCCCTGCTCGATGAAATGCGTCCGGATCGCATCCAGGAACCGGGTCTTCTGTTCGGTCGACATCAGGCGCGTCACCGGGAAGTCGAGCGGTTCCATCATCAGCGCCAGCTTCTCTTCGTAGGGACGCGGCTTGACGTACTGGTCGTAGGCTTCGGCAAACCGGGTGTTCTCTGCGCGCAGGATCGGCACGCCGAATTGCAGCTTGCACATGCCGCGAAGCTCTTCCGCCGTCCGATCGCCCAGCTGCTCGGCAGCCTCGTTGAGCCACAGGCGTTGAAGGTGGTTCTGTTCCGTTGAGCGGTGCTTGCCGCTTACGATGTCGACCGTGTAGGGGCGCTTCCGGGCGCGGAGGTACTGCACCAGGAGCGTGATGTCGTCTTCGTCGCGGATGACGCGCGTGACCATCAGCCGACCCTCTCCGGCAGATGCGTGCGGGCGAAGTCGAGGAAGCCGGCAACCGCCTTCACCACGTCGTCGCCCATGCCCGGATAGCGGTGCATCACGGGCTGGTGGAAGCCATAGATGCGGTAGACCATTGGCTCCGTCTCCGATCCCTCGAAGACGTTCCAGCGGAACGTGTCGGCGCCGAAAACCTCCAGGTAGATGCGCCACTGGTAGGAGGACATGAACCGCTCGGCATCGAAGCGCGACGTGAACTTGTGGTCCTCGATCCGCCGGCCATGGATGGCATCGACCTGGCCGACGAGCGTCACGGTGCAGTCGCCGATCGCGTAGTCCCGGGTTCCCTTGATCTCGCGCATCTCGGGAAGGTCGATCTCCCCGTCCATGTCGAGGTGGAAGGTGTAGCCGTTGGCCTCCAGCGTCGCGTGATCGCCCGCGTCGGCCCGCTCCAGCGCGGCGTGGAGAGCCGACCCGGCGAGCATGGCGTCGGTCGGCGGGCTCTCCCGCCGCAACTGCGACAGAAGGTCCGACAACTCGATCTCCATGTCGGGGATCGGCGGGTTGAGATACCGGCGCCATGCGTCGATATCCGAGGCGCTGGTGCGGAGGCGCTGCATCACGCCGCCGCCTTCTGCCGGACATCGACGAACACCTTCATCGTGTCGTCGTACTCGGCGCTGATCTCCTTGGCCCGGTCGCGGACCATGATCTTGACGGCCTTCGGCGCCGTGGCGATGCGGGCGAGCAGCGCGTTGAGCCCGTTCGCGTCGCGGACTTCCGGGAGATGCTTCCGCCACCAGTCCTGTTCGGCCTGGGCGGCCTTCTGTTCCTCGCCCATGGCGTTGAGCCGGTCCTTCGTCTGCTGGATCACGCCGGCAAGGAACGTGGCGAACTCAGGCTTCTCGAAATGCGGCACGTCGAGGGGCGGGAGCTGGCCGGGGTTCTTCCCGAACGCGGCATCGGTCGGGGAGAACATGAGCTTGCGCTGGCCGTTGATGATGACCAGCCGGCCCATGGCGTCGGCGCTCTTGTAGATCTCGCCCTTCGATCCGCCCTGCACGTCGAGACGTTCGATCACGTCGTCGCCGCTCCGCTGTTCGTCCATGTGGGCGATCAGGACCACGTCCTTGCCGAAGCTGTTGAGCAGCTTCAGGAAGGCGCCGAACCGGGACTTCAGTTCGCCGTAGCCCTGAAGGGTGAGGGCGCCGCCGCGTCCGTGCTTCGGGTTGTTGCGGATGATATCGACCGACAGGGCATCGAGCGCCCGGCCAGCGGTGTCGACCACGACCGTCTTGAACGGCGCGAGGTCTTCGGCCGTCATGCCGGCCACGTCGCCCCATGCCGAGACGCGAACCACGTCCTTGCGGTTCGCCGCCCGGTGGCTGCCGTTGTCGAAGTCGAGCAGCAGCGGGTCGGCAGCGGTGAAGGCCAGCGAGGTCTTAGCGATGCCGGGCGGGCCGTACAGGACCATGTTGAGCCGTTCGACGGTGATCGGGTCGGCGGCGCGGGTGATGCGTAGTGCCATTGTCTATCTCCATTGCTCGCTGAATTTCCGGGACGGCCAGCGGTGCTTGCGCTCGGCCGGGAGAATGTGTTTCGCGCGGATCTGGTAGACCTTGCTCTTTTCGGCCGTGTCCTCGGCGTTCTTGACCGGCAGGCACCAGCCACAGGTCACGTCGAGATTGCTTTCGCGGTTCGCCCCGCCGTTGATGAGCGCCTTCAGGTGTT